TCAGTTACAAGAAGATATTGACGATATGGACGGAATGTTTGGCGGTCTTGGTGCGACTCTTGATCAGTTCCTAGCCAAGCTTGAAGAAGTAAAAGGCTTTGCTATTGGAAAAGAGATTGATGCTGCAACGATGCCCGGTGGCTCATTCGGCACGGGCGTCACACAGGGTGCTTCCTCCGACATAAGAAACGGAATTGGGATTCTCATTGACTCAGCGAGCGACGTGGCAGGAGTGCTTAGTTATCTTGACGACAGGATTGCAGGAGCAAATGCCTATGCAAACCTAGCTTCAATTAGTGCTGCTCAACGAGCTTCCGCTCTAAGTACCTTGGCAGAAATCAGGTCTAGCAGAAACTCTTTGACAGCAGGCGGAAGCCCTGAAGCCGCAGTCGGTACTGTGATAAACATCAACGTCAAGACGGACACCTCGCAGTCTCTAGCGATGGTTGGAAAGTCCTTGGGTAACACTGTCGCTAAGTACGTCACGGGCGGCGGACAAGTCATTGTGAGTCCGCTCTAATGGCAGTCCCAACACCTCTAGTCGAAATCGGGTTTGACGTAACATCGCCAACGGCCCCATTCTTTACCCTTGATGATGTCACTAAGGGGGTGCTGGACAACACTAGCTATCCGCTCTCGGGCGCTATCTTTTACGACGTCACAGCCAAGGTCAAAAGCATTTCGATTCAGCGAGGAAAGAATCGACAGCTTGACCAGTATGACCAAGGCCTCGCCAATGTCGTGCTCAATAACAACGACCGAACCTTTGACCCCGAGTACGCAGCTTCACCCTACTTCGGGCAGATTATTCCCAAGCGCCAAATCCGCATTAGCTCCGGTGGCGTGATTCAGTTCTTCGGACTGATAGACGACTGGAACCTTTTCTATAATCCAGACGGAGATAGCACGGTAGCAGCAGCCTGCTCCGACGCAACCTCATCCCTTGCAACTCAGTTCATAGCAACACGGACTAACGACGTTCAGTTATCAGGCGACAGAATAAATACCATCTTGTCGCTACCAGAACTTGCTTGGCCCGTAGCTCAAAGAGACATCGAAGTGGGGGCAATGGAGCTAGGGGCAGACATAATTCCAGACAACACTAATGCCCTCGCATACTTAAGGACAATTGAAAAGTCTGAACCTGGTTCGTTCTTTATCTCCAAAGGCGGTTCGGTTGTCTTCCGTGATCGCAGAGCGTCTTCAAATGCGCAAGCAGTTACCTTGGCGGACGACGGCACGGGCATACCCTACACGAACATTGTGGTTGAATACGGCTCTGAGAACCTAGCTAACGAGGTTGCTTTAACCTCAGCCATAACTAGCACTCAAGCGGTGGCTCGCTCCTTGGACTCCATAGACACCTACGGGATTTTTAGTTTGAATCAAACAGGGCTACTAATAAATAATGACTCAGACCTAGTTGAGCTTTCAAAGCTTTACGCCAACAAATACAAAGACCCGGAGTACCGCTTCAACTCCATAGATGTTTTGGTAGACCAAAGAACTCTGCCTCAGCAAGAATTGCTTTTAGCCTTGGAGCTGTCGGATGTTGTAGAAATCAAACTCACTCCCAACGGCATTGCTCCTGCCATTTCAAAGTTCGCAGAGATTATCCGCATCGATCACTCGGTGTCGACTTTAGAACACATTCTTAGCCTTGGCTTTAGCACGATTGAAAAAAGCCCTTGGACTCTATCCGACTTGGTGTTTGGTAGACTATCAGCGAACAACATTTTAGGTTTTTAGGAGTAACTTGACTGGACAAAAAGTGTGGGTCGCCGGAGAGGTGCTGGCAGCAGCCGACGTCAATTCCTATTTGATGAACCAGACTATTATGCGATTTGCCGACGCTTCGGCTCGAACTAGTGGTATTGCTGCCGTTGCGGAGGGGATGTTTTCTTACCTCGACGACACAAACTTGCTTACGGTTTACAACGGTTCCGCTTGGGTAGGAGTAGACACTCAAGCAAGCCAACTAGCAAGCTTTGTAGTAGACACAACCACAGCACGCACGCTAACCACCGCCGCCGATTCGGGCAAGACAATCCGGTTCACAAACGCTGGCGCAACAACGGTCACAGTAGACGCAAGCACCGACTTCGCAGTAGGCGCAAGGGTGGACATTATTCAAGACGGCGCTGGCGTTGTAACCATAACCGCAAGCACCGCAACAATCGCAGGCGATGCGGTATCCACAACTTCTGGCAGCTTCACAATTGGCAATCAGTATTCAGCGGCTACACTTCTTTGTGTGGCGACAGACGAGTACCGACTAATCGGAAACATTACGGCGGTTTAGTATGAGCTGGAAACTATGGGCAGTAGGCGAAGTAGTCGAGGCAGACGACTTCCAAAGCTTGGTTCAAAATCAAGTCGTGCAAGTTTACGCAGACGCAGCCGCTAGAACGACAGCGCTAGGTGACAACGTTGCCGAGGGGATGCTTGCTTTTCTTTCAGACACGGATTCGCTTCAGTACTATTCAGGCAGCGCTTGGGCGGCCGTATCTAACCCCGGCGATATTACTTCGGTAGTAGCAGGGACAGCCCTTAGTGGCGGAGGCACAAGCGGCGACGTAACTCTAAATGTTGATCTAAGCGCAGTGACAATCCCTGCCTCACAGATTAGCGACCTAACAGCCACAGCAGCAGAGCTAAACATTCTTGACGGAGTAACCGCAGACGCAGCCGAACTAAACATCCTGGACGGCGTGACAGCAACTACCGCAGAGCTGAACATTCTTGACGGTGTGACAGCAGACGCAACCGAGCTCAATTATGTAGATGGCGTAACCTCTGGGATTCAGTCACAACTTGACGACAAAGCTTTGCTCACTCCGGCGGTAAACGCCAAGACCGCTGCCTACACTCTCGCAGTTGGCGACAGAGGCGAAACGATAACAGCCGATGGCACGTTCACACTCACAGCTCCAAGCGCAACATTCAGCGCAGGCGACAGGGTGGACGTTGTAAACATCGGGACAGGCGTGATTACGTTTGCAGGCTCAGGCGTGACAGTCAATTCAAAAGACGCAGCGCTTACAATAGACACTCAGTATTCGGCAGCTTCAATCTTATTTCTTAGTTCTTCTACTGCTGTCTTGATAGGTGATATAGCGTGATACTTCTTGGAATCCTTGCCTCAGCTAGAAAGGCTATTGCTCTAACCGTTGACTACCTAGTTATCGCAGGCGGCGGCGGCGGTGGTAACAATTCTGGCGGTGGCGGCGGTGGCGGCGGATTTAGGTCAGATAGTGGTTTCTCTTTAGCAACTGCCACTAATTACACAATCACGATTGGCGCAGGTGGTGCTGGTTTAAGTAATTCTGGCGGCGCTGGCGGCTCGGGCACTAAAGGCGTTGATTCAGTTTTCAATTTAACAACTTCTACCGGAGGCGGATTCGGTGGAGGTTATAACAACGGCCCGACAACTAGCGGCGGTGCAGGTGGCTCAGGCGGTGGCGCAGGTGCAAGCGCAGCTGGAGGTTCTGGAAACACTCCAAGCACTAGTCCTTCACAGGGCAACGACGGAGCTACTGGCGGTTCTGTAGGGGGTTACGCCGCTGGCGGTTCAGGTGGTGGGGCTGCTGCTGCTGCAAGTGGGGGCGCTACGAGCGCTGGCGGTGCTGGTGAGATTTATGAAGGAACTTATTATTCTGGTGGCGGTTCTGGTGCGACTGATAATAGACAGGCAACTGATGCTGGTGCTGGCGGCATAGGCGGCGGCGGTACAGGCGGTGGCGGCGGTGGCATTCCTGATGGAACAAACGGCACTGTAAATCGTGGTGGTGGTGGTGGTGGTGGCCCTTATTCGGCAGGAACTTACACAAGTGGCAACGGCGGCTCGGGAATTGTAATCATCAAATACCCAGATGCGTATACAATCACAATCGGAGCAGGACTAACCGGAACTACTCCGGCAGCAGCAGGTGGGTTCAAGGTAACAACCCTTACAGCAGGTACTGGAAATGTGAGTTGGGCATAATGGCACATTACGCTTTTTTAGATAGTAAAAACATAGTGACCGAGGTTATACCCGGCATAGATGAAACCGAACTTATCGAGGGTAAAACTCCTGAGATCTGGTACGGGGAGTTCCGTAATCAAGTCTGCGTTCGCACTTCATACAACGGTAACATCCGCAAGAACTACGCAGGTATCGGATTCAGTTACGACTCGGAGCGTGACGCTTTTATCTCGCCCAAGCCTTATGAGTCTTGGCTGCTAGTCGAGGAAACTTGCCAATGGGAAGCGCCAGTGCCTTACCCAGACGACGGGCTGATGTATTCGTGGAACGAAGAAATAATTGACTGGGAAGCAACATCATTTGAGGCTGTGAACTAATGGCAGACGAAACGCACTCCTCAGTTCGCATTACTAATGTTCAAGTTTATGAAAAACTGATGGAAGTAAACGAGAATCAAATTGAGATGTTTGCCGAGTTGCGTGGGTTGAAGTATTTACCTGAAAAGGTTGCAAACATGGAAACTCGTTTGGCAAAGGTTGAGCTGATTGCTCGCCTTGTCTACGGAGTCTACGGCGCAACACTGGGAGCAGTAGCAGTCGGGTTAGTGAGCTTGCTTCGTGGCTAAAAGAATAGCTGATTGGCGTTTAGTTTATGACGCTAAATACATTACTTCTCACTACGGGGAGATGAGTGAGTTTCGCCGTAAGAATGGAATGCAAAGTCATTCGGGAACTGACTGGGCTAGACCGCTCGGCACACGCATACCAGCTATTGCCAAAGGCACGATTCGGTTGATTCAGTTCTCAGAAGTCTTAGGTTGGGTTGTCGTGCAGACAGCTATGGATAAAGACGGCGTTATCTGGTACTTGGGATATTGCCACATGGATTCTAAGCCAGGGTATTCAGTCGGGCAGAAGCTTCGCAAGGGTCAGACCGTTGGAGTCCTCGGTAACACAGGGCAATCGTCAGGCCCTCACGTCCACGTCACAGCCTCGAGAACGCTCAAGGGCGTGTTCGGTGTCACCTCAGACAAGGTTGACGTTTACAAGCTAATACTGGCAAACCTTAAGCGACCGGCAAGAGAGGTATGCGAATGTTGCAAAAGACCCTTATAAAGATGTTTGACGGTGTGTTCTTTCTAAAGGATGAGCCTGAGTCCGCAACCGGAGCAAGCTGGAAGTTTCGTCGCAAGCTAATCTTTGGATCGTATCGACTCGGCTTCGCAATGATAATCTTCGGTGCTTTGACGTTCCTGGTTGACCAATGGGGAGTCGGAGTGACTTTGATAACTGGCGGCGTATCGCTTATCTCAATCATTACTACGGCGTACACTGTAAGTGCATCGTGGCAAGACGGAAAAAACAATCAAGATTGGACTAATGGAAATGTTTAATAAAGCTTTTTGGAACTTCGCAGGTGAGCGAGCAATCAAGACATTCGCTCAAGCAGGACTAGCGTTCTTAGGTGGTGGCACAGTTGGGCTGTTCTCAGCCGATTGGGTTGGGTTCTTCAGCATCTCGCTGGGGTCGGCGCTGCTATCGGTGCTTACTTCGATCGTGACCAAGAAGTAGACTTCCGCAACCTAGCTCGCTGACGCGAGTTCAGTCCACCCCAGATGCCATACTGCTCATTATTTATGAGCGCATACTGTAGGCACAAGGTCATCACCGGGCAAACCTTGCAGAGCTGTATGGCTGGGTGCAGGTCTGGATTAGGCGAACCACCTTGAGGAAACCAAGCGTCGGGGTCTGTTGTTTGACACGCT